AGCTGACCCCTGCATGAAGCTTGGCCTCGACATCACACCGGACCTCGTTGCCGTGATGGCAGCCGAGATCAAGGCGGGCGAAAAGGCCGTCAGCGCCGCGATGCGCGAAGCTGGCACGGATCTGAAGTCCGCTTGGCGCGGGCAGATCACGCATGCGGGTCTGGGGAGACGGCTTGCGAACTCGATCCGGAGCCAGACCTATCCCAAATCTGGCGAAAGCCTGAAAGCAGCAGCGCTTGTTTGGTCGAAGGCGCCGGTCATTGTTGGCGCTCATGACACTGGACTATTGATCCGGTCCAAGGATGGGTTCTGGCTAGCGATCCCCACGCCTGCTGCCGGTCGTGGCCTGCGCGGTGGCAGGATCACCCCAGGCGAATGGGAACGGCGACGTGGTCTGAGGTTGCGGTTTGTGTATCGACACCGGGGGACAAGCCTGCTCGTCGCCGATGGGCGGTTGAACAACCGCGGGCTCGGCGTGGTATCGCGCTCGAAGACCGGGCGCGGACGGGCCACGGTGCCGATCTTCCTTCTGGTGCCGCAGGTGAAGCTGGCGAAACGGCTCGATTTGGCGCGCGACGCAGAGCGCGCGCATGACAGCTTGCCGGGGCTGATCGTGGCGGACTGGCTGGGGGGAAGGTTGTGACATCGGCTATGCGGACAAACCTGCCCTTGGCTCCCAATGGTCCAAGGAGCGCTCTCCCAACACAGCCTCGCAGGACCTTAATGGTGTTGCGAAATTGGTTCTCCTTCCTAAGATACACGAGGGAGGAATACTTGTGTTGCCAGAACAGTTCACCGGTGGCTGCGCGTGCGGAGCAATCCGATACAGGTCCGAAGGTATTGCCCGATACATGGGGAATTGCCATTGCCGTGATTGCCAGCAGGCTACTGGAAGTGCATATTTTCCGGCTGTCCTGGTGAAACAGGCAGATTTCAAGCTCGAAAAAGGGGACCCAAAGTGGTTCGAGCGCCGAGCAGATCGCGGCCATGCGATGCTTCGCGGCTTTTGTTCTGACTGTGGGTCACCGCTGTTCCTGATCAACAAGGCAAGTGAGGGGGCTATGATCCTGTTCGCAGGGAGCCTGGATGATCCGAGCTGGTACGCGCCAAGTCGTGACATTTACGTTAACAGCGCACAGCCGTGGGATAAGATGGACCCCAATCTCCCGAAAGCAGATGGAATGCCTGCCTGATTTTGCCAATGTCGCTGTTTTTGTCGACATCAGTCGTCAGCTGACATTCGCGCAGGGCGCAGCATCCAGAGCTTGGTTTCGAAATGGACCTTCTCCGCACCTGCACGATAGCAAACACCCATGCCCACCTTTCGCGAAACCATCCTCGCCGCGTTGCACACGCGGCTCTCGGCGCTGCCCGCAACAGCCCTGCGCGGTGACGTGCTGCCCGAGCGTGTGCCCGCTGCTGGCCTCCTGATCCTGCGCGACGGCGAGCCTGGCGAGCCCGAGGTGACGCTGTCACCCCTGCGCTACCACTACCAGCACCGCGCCGAGGTCGAGGCGGTGGTCCAAGGCGCCGCCCGTGACGCCGTCTTCGACACGCTGTCCGCCAGCATAGGCACGGCGCTCGCCGCCGACCGCACGCTAGGCGGCCTCTGCGATTGGATCGAAGCTGAAGCCCCGCAGCCTGTCGATCTTCCTGTCGAGGGCGCTGCCAGCCTGAAAGCCGCCGTGATCCCGGTGGTGCTGCATTATTCCACGGCCGACCCGTTGGCCTGACCCCGACAACCCGAGGAGAACACCATGGCACGAGCCCAAGGGGCGCGGGCGCAAATGGCGCTGGCGTTCGAAACGACCTATGGCACGCCGCCTTTGAGCGGCTTCACAAAGATGCCTTTCGCCAGCACGACGCTGGGAGCCGAGCAACCGCTGCAGACCTCGGAACTGCTGGGTTACGGCCGCGATCCGCAGGCGCCGATCAAGGATGCGGTGACGGCGGATGGCGATGTGGTCATCCCGATTGACGCCGAGGCCTTTGGCTTCTGGCTGAAGGCGGGATTTGGAGCGCCCACGACCACCGGCGCGGAAGCGCCCTACACGCACGAGTTCCGGTCCGGAAACTGGGCGCTGCCGTCGTTCTCGGTCGAAACCGGCATGCCCGAAGTACCGCGCTATGCCATGTATTCCGGCTGCATGGTCGATAGCCTGAACTGGCAGATGGCGCGCTCCGGGCTGTTGACAGCAACGGCCAGCATCGTGGCACAGGGCGAGGCCATTGCCGCGACCAGCGCGGCAGGCACGCCTGCTACCATCGCACTGAAACGCTTCGGGCATTTCAACGGGTCGATCACGCGGAACGGCGCCAACATCGGTAACGTTGTCTCTGCCGACCTTACCTATGCCAACAATCTCGACCGTATTGAGACGATCCGGGCCGACGGCAAGATCGACGGAGCAGACCCGTCTATCGCGGCGCTCACCGGCAATGTCGTGGTCCGATTTGCGGACCAGACACTGGTGACGCAAGCAATCAATGGCGAGGCCTGCGAGTTGGAGTTCTCCTACACACTGCCAACGGGCGAAAACCTGACCGTCACTGCGCATGCTGCTTATCTGCCACGCCCCCGGATCGAGATCTCTGGCCCGCAAGGCGTGCAGGCAACCTTCGACTGGCAGGCTGCAAGCGACCCGGTATTGGGCCGGATGTGCACTGTCACGCTGACCAATGACCGCGAGGTTTACTGACCATGCTGCGCCTGAACCTATCGAACGAACCACGCTGGCTTGATCTTGGCCACGGCGTCCGCCTGCTGGTGGAGCCCCTAACCACCGCCATCATGCTCGCGGCACGCGGTGATCCGGCGATTGTTGCCGCAGCGGCGGAGGTTGAGGACAAAGCCTCTAACGACGATCTCGCGCGCATCGTCGCCAAGGCTGTGGCGCGCATCGTCGTCAAGGATTGGGACGGCGTTGCCGGCGAAGATGGCAAGCCGATGCCTCTGACGCCCGAGGGCATCGATGCCCTGCTGGAGCTTTGGCCGATCTTCGAGGCCTTCCAGACCAAATACATCGCAGGCGCGCTCATTCTGGACGCGGAAAAAAACGCCTAACCGCTCTCGCCGATTGGGAGTTCGGCGGGGGCGGTGAGTATTGCGCGGCATGTTTGTCTGCGTGCGTGGAATGTCCGCGTAGGCTGCTTAAACCGCTGACGGTTGAAGGCTGGCAGGTTTGGGATCTGGTGCAGCGGCTTGGCGGACAGGTGCGCGTTGCCGGCGGCATGAGCGGCGGCGCTGTTCTCGGCTGGGATATGGGCGCTGCCCTGCAACTCGGCGCGGCCCTCGGGCTTTCGCCCCTCATCCTGGCGGAACTCTTACCGTCGATCGAGGCGGTGATGGTGCGCAAGATCAACGAAACCCTGCAGGCCGGATCAGGCCTGACCTCGTTTCCATCCGGAACGAGGTGTGACCCACCAAGGAAATGGTGAGATGGCAGAGAAACGTGTCAGCGTCCGGCTTTCCGCGACTGGCGGGCGCCAGGTGCGCGCCGAGTTGGAAGGTGTCGGTGAGGCCGGCTTGCGCGGCTTTGGCCGTCTCAGCCGAGAGATGGACCAGGCCAATGCGCGCATGGCCGCCTTTGCGCGGCGCGCGCGGATCGCGGCGACAGCGGCGGCCACAGCGCTTGCTGCGGCCGTTGGCTCGATGACCCGCTCGACAGTGGCTGCCGCCAATGAGATCGGCCAGCTCTCCCAGGTGGCCAATGCGAGCCCGGAGGTCTTCCAGCGCTGGTCGGCCGCCTCGGCCACGGTGGGGATCGAGCAGGAGAAGCTCGCGCAGATCCTGCAGGATGTGAATGACCGGGTGGGGGATTTCCTGCAAACAGGCGGCGGGCCCATGGCCGACTTCTTCGAGAACATCGCGCCCCGAGTGGGCGTGACAGCCGATCAGTTCGCCCGGCTCTCGGGTCCGGAGGCGCTGCAGCTCTATGTCGATAGCCTTGAGCGCGCTGGCGTCAGCCAACAGGAGATGACCTTCTATCTCGAGACTATGGCCTCGGATGCCACGCGGCTCATTCCGCTCCTGCAAAATGGTGGTTCGGAAATGACCCGGCTTGGCGCGCAGGCTCAGGCATTGGGCGCGGTACTGGACGCAGATGCCATCGCGGCGATGCGCCGGTCGGAACTGGCGCTAGTCAGCATCGGGCAGGTCTTTACCGGGGTTCGCAACCAGATCGCGGTTGCGCTGGCGCCCACGCTGGAGGCAGTGGCCAATGCGTTTGTCGCCCTTGCGTCCAGCACCAGCCCCATTAGCCGAGCCTTCGACGCGGTATTGGCCAACCTTGATCGGCTGGCGATCTATGCAGGGACCTTCGCCACCTTCCTCGCCGGACGCTGGGTGGCCGCCATGGCCGCCGCGGCGCTCTCTGTCCGAGGCCTCGCCACCACGCTCGTTGTGCTGAAGGGCGCACTGATCCGCACTGGCATTGGCGCGTTGATCGTGGGCGCGGGTGAGTTGGTCTACTGGTTCACCCGGCTCATGGAGGGCGCGGGCGGCTTTGGCGACGCCATGGGGCTTTTAAAGGATGTGGCGGTCGAGGTTTGGGAGCGGATCCGAATGGGCGCCTCCGCGGCGGGTGCGCGCGCCACGGCGATGTTCTTCGACCTCAAGGCGGATGCGGCCGCTGGCATGGCTTCGGCCATTGAAAGCGTGGTGGCTTTCGGCAACGCCACGGCAAACACATTTGAGGGGGCGCTTGCGGCCGTGCGCGCCATCTGGGGCCGCTTGCCGAGCGTGATCGGCGAGATGGTCTATGCCGCGGCCAATCGGATGATCGACGGGATTGAGGCGATGCTGAACGGCGTCATCCGCCGGGTCGATGCCTTTACCGGCAGCATTCGGGATGCGCTCGCGGCTGTCGGGATCGAGACGGCCTTTGGTCAGATCGGCGAGATCAGCCTCGGCGATTTGGAAAACCCCTTTGCGGGATCTGCGGCTGACGCCGGCACGGCCGCGGCTGAGGCGTTCCGGCGGGCATTTGAGGACAATCCAATCACGGTCCCCGACTTTGGCCTCAATGATGCCGCTTCTGAGGCCCTGGCCACCGCGAATACCTACCGTCAGATCGCCACTGATCTTGCCAATGGCGCAATGTCCCCACTTACATCTTGGAACGCACTTCGGGATGCGGTGGCGGGGACCGGTGAAGACGGTGCGGCAGCTCTGGATGAGGCCACGGCCTCTGCAGATCGTCTGTCGGATGCCATGGGGCGTGCCGGTGGCGCGGCCGGAAGTGCCGGAGAACGGATCGCCACCGGGTGGCGTGCAGTGTCCGAATCCCTTCAGGCCTATGCCACAGAGGCCTTGAACTGGGGCAAAGGGCTTGGCGAAACCTTGACCGGCGCCTTCAGGGGTGCGGAAAGCGCGTTTCGGAGTTTTGTCGAAACTGGCAAATTCGACTTCAAAAGCCTCGTGCGCTCGATCCTGGCGGACCTTGCAGTTCTGTCCTTCAAGCGCGCGGTGCTGGGGCCGCTGGCCAATGCGCTCTCTGGCATCTTCGGCGGCGGGTCGCTCGCAGCGTCTGTCTCGCATGCCGGCGGCATCGTGGGGCTCTCAGGTCATATTCGGCAGGTGCCAGCCATGGCCTTCGCTGGCGCGCCTCGGATGCATTCCGGTGGGACCGTGGGGCCGGTTGGCTCCTGGGCGGGCCTTCGACCAGACGAAGTTCCGACGATCCTGCAACGTGGAGAACGGGTGCTCAACCGGCGCGAGGCAGCTGACTATGGCCGAGGCGGCAGCATTGGCGCGGGCGTCACCGTCAATATCGACGCGCGCGGGGCGCAGATGGGTGTGGCCGAGCAGATTGATGCGCGGCTTTGGGCTGCCATCCCGGAAATCGCCCGCATCGCCAAGGAAAGCGTAGCCGATGGCCGGCGCCGGGGTCAGGTGATCTGAGATGGCCATTCCTGTCTTGCCGCTGACGCTCGTGTCCTCGCTCGAGCGGAGGCTAGTTACGTCTGTGGCCGAGGCGCGCTCGCCGTTCACCGGCACGTCCCAGATCCAGGACTGGGGTGCGTCGTGGTGGGAATACCAGATCGAGATGGCGGTGACCCAAGGGGCCAAGGCCCGGAGGCTTTCCGCCTTCTTCACCGCCCTTGGTGGATTGCGGGGTCGGTTCCTCTTGCCTGATCCCTCAATCGAGGTGCCGGTGGCGGCGGGCAATCCTTGCGTGACCGAGGCGCAGGTTGCGGGAGCCTCCACCTTGCGCACGGCTGGATGGGGACTTGGTCTGCGCGCGGGGGATTTCTTCCAGCTGGGTTCGGATGCCACCACGCGGCTTTATCAGTTGACGGCGGATGTAACGCCTTTGGGCAGCGAGGCCACGCTTGCCTTCGTGCCGCCGCTTCGGGCTTCCGTGCCGGTCGGCACGCTGCTCGGCCTCAATGCCCCGTCGGTCCTGTTGCGGCTCACGGCTCCAGTGCCCTCGGTCATCGGTCGGGCGGATCAGCACCGTTTCACGATCTCAGCGCGGGAGGCGCTCTGATGAGCCGCGATCTTACCGTCGCTTTTGCCACTGCGCTGGCTGATCAAAGCCTCCGGCCCGTCATTTTCTTTGAGGGCGAGTTTGCGACTGGCTGGGTGCGTATCTGGTCAGGGCTGGGAGAAGTGAGTTGGAACGGCCAAAGCTGGGCTGGGGCTGGGTCGCTCTTGGGCCTTGGCTCCCTAGACGAAACCGGAGAGGTCGTGGCCGGCGGCACGGCCGTCTCGCTTTCCGGCGTGCCGTTTGATCTCGTGCAAATGGCCATTGATGAGGCGCGTCAGGGCTTGCCGGGGCGCATTTGGCTGGGGCTTCTGGCCGGGGATGGCAGCATCATCGCCGATCCGGTTCAGGCTTTCTCGGGCCGCCTGGATGTCCCGGAAATCAAGGATGACGCCGACACCTGCACGATTACCATCAGCTATGAGAGCCGGTTGATCGACCTGACCGTGGCGCGGACCTGGCGCTATACGCACGAAAGCCAGCAGGTCTTGTTCCCGGGCGACCTTGGCTTCGAATATGTGACCGCGATCCAGGACAGAGAAATCACCTGGGGACGTGGATGATGCTCCGTCGCGTTGACCATTGGGAACGCCTGCTTGCATCGGCGATCGATACCGCTCGGGCAAAGCCCTTTGTCTGGGGCGTTCATGACTGCCCGACCTTCGCTTTTGAGGTCCGCATGATCCTGACCGGCGGTGAGGATGTCGCGTCCCTCTGGCGCGGGCGCTACACCACAGCGCTCGGCGGCGAGCGGGTAATGCGCCGCTTGGGCTGGGCCTCGCTCGAGGAGATGGGTCGAGCTCTTTTGGGTGAGCCACGCTCGGCCGTTCTTTTGGCTGGGCGCGGCGATATCGTTTTGGCCGATACCGGCCTCGGCTTTGGCGTCTGTACCGGGGCCCAAGCGGTTGGCATGGCCCCTGAAGGCCTCGTGACCGTACCGCTGACCTCCTGCCGGCTTGCCTGGCCCATCTGAACCCGGACCCGTTTCATGCCCTTCATCGTGACAGCCGTCACCGCGATCGCGGGGGCGATCAGCGGCGTTTTGGCTGCAGGCGGGATTGGCGCAGCCCTTCTGCGGATCGGCGGCACGCTGCTTCTATCCTACGCGGCGCAGGCATTGATGCCGAAACCGCAGACAACGATGCAGCCGCGGACGGTCACGATCCGCGAGCCGGTGGTGCCGCGCGACCTCGTCTACGGCCGCACCCGCAAAGGTGGGGTGATCGTCTTCCTGCACTCCTCGGGGTCGGACAACAAGTTCCTCGATCTGGTCATCGTGCTAGCCACGCATCGGGTCAAATCGATTGGGGCCATCTATTTCGAAGGCGAAGTGGCGATAAATGCCGCCGGGACCGCGCTGGGCCGCTGGGCCGGAAAGGTTGTCGTCGAGAAGAAACTGGGCGCCGCCAATCAGACCGCATTCGCGGGCCTCAAGGCAGCGTTGCCGGACAAATGGACCGAGAACCACCGGCTGCGCGGCTGTGCCGCGATCCGGTTGCGCCTCACCTATGACCAGGACGCCTTCCCGGGCGGGATCCCGAACATCACGGTCGATCTCGAGGGTAAGGACGACATCTGGGACCCTCGAACACAAACGGCAGGTTACTCAGAAAACCCCGCCCTCTGCCTAGCAGATTACATGGCCAATCCGACTTGGGGCATTGGCGCGCGCATCGGCCAGCCCGACGGGATTGACGAGATGTCCTTGGTCGAGGCCGCGAACATCTGCGATGAGACCGTCCCGCTGGCCGGTGGCGGGTCTGAGCCGCGCTATGCCTGCAACGGCGTGATCACCCTCTCCGAGGTCCCGAAGACCATCATCGAGGGGATGCTGTCGTCCTTCGCCGGTCGCTGCGCTTTCTCGGGTGGATCCTGGCGTATCCACGCGGGCGCGTGGCGCGCGCCTGATGTGGCGCTCACCTCCGACCATGTCCGCGAGGGCGGGCTCACCCTTGCGACGCGTGTGACGATGTCGTCGAACTTCAACGGCGTGCGCGGGCAGTTCGTCAGTCCCGAAAACGACTGGCAGCCTGACGACTTCCCGGCCTATGCCTCGGATGTCTACCTCGCCGAGGATGGGGGCGAACGGAAATGGCGCGACATCTCGCTGCCGTTCACGATCTCGGCGTCTATGGCGCAGCGGCTGGCCAAGATTGAGCTCGAACGCGCGCGTCGGCAGATGACGGTGCGGCTCTCGGGCAAGCTCTCAGCCTGGGCAGCCACAGTGGGCGATGTGGTGACGCTCTCCTATGCCCGCTGGGGCTTTGCCGCCAAACCCTTCGAGGTGCATGGGGTGAGCCTCGATTTGACGGCATCGGGCGATGGCGCGCTGCTCCTCCCAGAGCTGGTCCTGCGCGAGACCTCGCCCTTGGTCTATGACTGGTCGGCATCCGAGCAGCAGATCTACGCCGCCGCCCCGCGCACGGCGCTGCCCAATGCGTATGACATCCCGGCCCCCGGCGCGCCGCAGGTCACCGAGGACCTCTATGTCACTCGAGACGGCGGCGGGCTGAAGGTTCTGGCACGCATTGCTTGGGAGGCAGCACCGTCTGGGTTTGTCGCGGCCTATCAGCTGCAGGGCAAACTTTCTGGCGGGGCCGACTGGATCGACTATGGCCGCACCGACGGAACTGCGCTTGAAATTCGCGACATCGCACCGGGGGCTTGGGCTTTCCGGGTGAAAGCGATCTCGGTTCTGGGCGTCTCCTCGCCCTGGCAGGAAACACAAGCCGAAATCCTCGGGCTCACCGCCCCTCCGGCCCAACTCGAGAATGTGACCCTGCAAACGGCAGGTGGCCTTGCGATCCTGAAGTGGACGCGTTCGGCCGATCCCGACGTCCGCGTGGGCGGCAACATCGTGATCCGGCACTCAAAGGAAGCGACGGCAACC